TGTTGACCATCAGTAAAAAGAAAGAATCTAAATTGATCATAATCAGCTTGAACAGCACCACTAGGAACCGCATCATTACGAACTAAAAAGCGAGGTAATAAACAATCACGCAAATTTGGAATAATGAATTCAGATTTAGTAGGATTAAACATCTTATTCTGAGAAGCATTAGATGCTCCAAAAGCTGTTGTGGGAACAGGATGTTTAACATCAATGATTGGGACCATCCAAACGGATCCAAGCGCAGGAGTGGCTGATAATAAACCACTTGTTGAGACAAAACGAGCACGAACAGATAGCAATCTGTAGAGCTCAAAATTGTTTGCAATATTACTTAACCATGGAAATGTAGTCGCCAACCCAGGGTTAACGGCAATATCAACTTGCTTAGTAAAAGTAGTTGATCCTGCAACTTGATAAGCAACCATTTCAGAATGGTAAATACGAAGACCACCACCATTACGGTTCTCAAAACGCGTTTGATGAAAATCTTCAGTCATTTTACCGACATTAACGACAGAAATGCCGCCACTAGAATTAGGAGATGGTCCCCAACCAGCCATTGTTCCATTCTTAGCATTATAAGCAGCAATGGCAGCCCTACCTTGGGCTGCACCACGAGCAAGAATAGCATTATGATCCAATCTAGCATTCCTCTCTAGGAAAGCTTCGACTTTTCGGGTTTGGTTAGAACGCTTAGCAATTACTGGGACCATCATCTTATCTCTATTGGCTTGAGCAACACGACGCTTAGCCTCAGCTTTAGGAATGCCTTTAGTTTTAACCTGATTAGTTATACCAAGATATGCGTTAAGAGCTGGAATTAAATCATCAGCGCCAGTATAATTCGCACCACGAAATTGATCTTTAGAGAAACCAGTATCATGTTTAATACGAAAACCAGCTTGAGCTAATTTTAACTTAGGATCTAAACCAGCAGCAAAAATACGCTCAGCCATTGGATGAGGAGGATCAAATAATTCACGATCCCCAACACCTTCAAGGCCATGACCATACCAAAAATCATGACGGCGAAATAATTCATCAAGCGCATCAACAGGTTTAACACCAAAATTAACACGTTGCTTATATTTCTCACCACCACTATATTCTGGCCCACCATAATTTCCATGAAAAATAAAAGATGGACGCATTTTCGCAATTTCAAGAGCACTACGTGGTTTCAAACCAGCAGCCACATCCTCAGCTTGGATGCGTTTAGTAAAATTTGCAGCTTCTTGTTCAGAAGGTGCAAGTTGAGTCACAGGAGCAGAAAACATAGAAAAGTTAAAATAATTGGAAACTATTAACAATTGTAAATTTTTAGTCGTGTGAGAAAAGTTGTTCAAATTTGTATTGAAATTTTTAAATAAAGAGCCGAATTCGCATTGGTACGGGAGCTCCCGACTCTCATGTGCTAAATATAAACCAATGATAGCACTATCCGAGTGATAACTGCTCATGATAGAATTTCGTGTAAAAGTTTGCCCTTTAATGATAACATTATCAGGCAACACAAAATTTTGATTAACATAGGCGATGTATCCCTCAACAATTCGCCTAAAATCAGAACAAAAATAACCTTCCAATCGAAGAGCATAAGCTCTTAATAAGTGCCATAGCACATTATCTTGCTCACTACCATATAATAATGAAGAGAACAACTTATCAAAAGGCAATACAGGGACATAATATCCCTTGTACTCAAAAAAGTTTTGTGATAAAAATGAACATTCCTTAATATCAACATCACAAACATGATCTGCTGTTGAAGATAAGCCAATACCAGACCATACCTCAGCAATAGCAGCTGCTGTGAACCAAGATTCTCGATGAGTGAATGCATTATCATCACCATAAAGAGCTGCGCAAACATTATCCATCATATGTTCATAAGTTGGAGATTCACCAACATGAAATAGATGTAAAACATAGTACGCATAACAAACGAGAAGAAATAAAATGAGAGTGTTATCAACTACTGTATTACCAAACCCACTATTCATTCCTTCAAACTTAATGTACACAAAGCCTTGAGAATCAACAACTAGAGACGTAATAGCATGTTTATAAACATGTTTTAAAATAATCTTCTGGATTGGATCCGTAGCACATCGTATACGCAGTTGCAAAATAATTAACATAAGAATGGCAAGAATAAATGAATCATAAGCTGATCCATCTACTGAATTACCTAATCCAAACTTACGCAACTTTCGCAATAATCTATCAAAACCAAGTTTATATCGAGTCATTCCAACCTTAGACCAAGTTTTATCATATAACATATAAAACTTGTTGTTAAAGGACAAACAACAAAAACTAGTTAATAAGGTATGAAGGAGTGGAGATGCTGTAAAAGTACGTAACTTCGTAACTTCTGCTCCATGCTCCTTTAATTTGGAAATATGTCTTAATTCTCGCTTACAAGAACCAGTCCATATGTGCCAAATCTCATCACCTCGTTTAACACGTTCAATAGATTCATCAAACAAATTAGAAAGCTTAATTAAATCAACACGTTTGTCCTTATAATTCATAGCAGTCATAGGATAACCAGGTGAAGATGATTTATTAATCTCCGACCAAATACTATTAAATTCGGTAGGACCACTTTCCAATAAATATGGCTCAAAGTGGCTGACCAAGCACATTTTAGCAAAAGCTAACGCATCTTGATCTAATTCGCCACGAAGCTTATCATACTTACAACTTGATAAAAGCTCAGCCTCACGAGAACACTTTACACGACGATAAGTACTATGCGCTTCAATAAAAGCAGCAGGCACTTGTTTCGCATGCATATAAGAGACAAAAGAATGATTAACAAATTCCTTATCCTTAAAAGGTGTAAATCGTTTAACACGCCCAACATGATCGAAC